AATTTATTAAAAATAAAAGGTTCAATTATGACAGAACTTGAGTACAGAGAGCGTCTTCTCAACCTCAAGAATGAACTTGAAACCATCATCAATGGTGGAGAGGCAGAACAGAGAGAGTTGAATGCAGACGAGACTTCAAGAATGGCGGAAATCCGCTCTGAAATTGAAAATGTAGAGGCGGAGATTTCGCGCCTTGAAGAAGAAAACAGAAATCTATCAAAAAATAATAACAAAACAAAACAAACAAGAAAAATGGAAACAAGATTATTCGACCTTGTAAAGGCAATCGCTGAAGGTAATGTTACCGATGAGCAGCGTGCTTATGTTAAGGGAAATTCAATTGACTTCCGTGCTGCTATTCAGGCAACTGCAACAGGAAATGGCGAAGAAAATATCCCTACGGAGAAGGCCCCCCTCGAAGTAGCCATCAGGAATGCTACTGTCCTTGACAAACTTGGTGTAAGATGGTTCTCAAATGCTGTTGGAAACATCGACATCCCTAAATACACCGGTTCAAATGTTTATTGGTCGGACGCCGAAAACTCTGATGCCACTGATGGAGCTGGGACTTTCGAGAAGGTGACCCTCAGCCCAAAGAGACTTACCGCTTACATCGACATCTCCCGTCAGTTCCTCGCACAGAGCCCTGAAGATGCGGAGGCTATCCTTATCAATGACCTCGCAAGGGCCATCGCTGAAAAGATTGACCTCACTGTCTTTGGTGCAGAAAGTGGTTCTACCTCACAGCCTGCAGGACTATTCTACAGCGCAGAGACAGGTACTCTCGCTTCAATGACTTTCGACGATGTTCTCGCACAGGAGAATGCAGTTGAAGAGCACAATGGTACTGACTTTGTCTTTGTCACCAGCCCTAATGTCAAGTACACTCTTCGCGGGGTTCAGACTGCAAGCGGCCTCAAGATGGTTTGGGACGCTAATGAAATCGACGGTCGTCAGACTGTAGTTAGCAACTCTGTTGCAAAGGGTGGCCTTTTGGTTGTAGACCCAAGAGATATCGCTTGTGCATCGTGGGAGAAGGACGGAATGGTTATCACGGTAGACCCGTACACCCGTGCAGGAAAAAATGAAATTCGTGTGACGGTCAATTACCTTTTCGATTCAGTTCTTGCAGGTGACCGCATCAATGCAAAGATTTACGAATAATCCTTTTTCATCAATATATACCTTATGTACATATCACTTGACCAAGCGAAAGCGCATCTTAATATCTTACCCGATTTTACCGAGGATGATGAATACATCCTTGGCCTAATCGAAGCTGCAGAGCAGGCTGTGAGAGTGCATGTAAATGAGGACTACGACAAACTTGCTGAAAACAATGGGGGCTGCTTGCCAGCCCCCCTTGAGCAAGCGATGTTGTTGATGATAGGAAATTTTTATCAAAACAGGGAACCGCTTGGTAACAGGACGGAACTTCCTCTCTCAATGAGATACCTTATAGACCTTTATCGCAACTATTTGAACTAATATGATTTACAGCGGACAACTTACAGAAATACTTGAATTCTACAAAGTAGTAGAGGTGCAGAGTGAAAGTGGTTTCAAGCATCCCGAGGAAATCTTCATGTTCAAAGTTAGGGCCGAAAGGACGAAGAACAAGGAGAACTATGTGGTTGATGCCGGTACGGAACTATTTCACTCATCTGAATTACGATTTAGGTTACGCTATCGCAAAGAAATAGACGAGACCAATATAGTTGTATATGAAGGGCAGAGGTATCGAATTACAAGCCTTGACAAGTACAAGGAAGATAACCAATTGACAATAATTTTAGACAAGATTAATGAATAATGAGTTGCTTTAACAATGGCCTAAACTCCTACCAAAAATGGGGAATTGGCAATGAGATAAGGGCTATGCTTCTTGCCGATGCGGATATTGCCGAACAGGTCGGACAGCATGTCTATCCTATTGTGGCAGCGGAGAATACAATTGGTGACTTCATAGTCTATTCAAGGCAGAAATACGCAAAACATGCAGTAAAGAATGGTGTCTATCAGGATGAATGTGAAGTGGCGGTTGTTGCCATATCAGACAATTATGACTCTGCAATCGCCCTTGCATCAAAGATAGACAATGCGCTTACAGGAAATCACAAATTATCCAATGGGATAAGGGTTGACATCATATTATCAGACAGTACAGAGGTGTTCGACGACAATAAGTATATCGAAACTCTCTTATTTACAATAAAATAATAATAAAAAAACATATAATACAATGGCAAAATATTGGAATGAAAATGACCAACTTGTACAGGGCGACAACCTGTTGCTTTACTTGGTAAACAGCGGCACTGTATTGGCATACGCTACTTCTTGCTCAATTCAGGTTGATTCAGAGAGTATTGACACCTCTTCAAAGTTCTCTTGCAAGTGGGCATCTGCTATGGGTGGTAAGGCTTCTTACACTATTTCCGCAGACGCACTCTATGCGAGCCTTTCAGGTGACTCTGCAAACATTGCAATTTCTTTCGACACGCTTATCGAGCACATGGTTACCGGCGACCAAATCGAGTGGTACATGGGTGAGGAAGTTGATTTCGACGGAGTTTGCGACGAGAACCCTCACACTCTTGACACAAGCAAGACCTACTACAATGGTAAGGCAGTTGTTACCTCTTGCTCACTTGAGGCAGGTAACAATGAGATTGCTTCTTGCTCAATCACCCTCACGGGCGCTGGCGAAATTCAGAAGAATGGTCAGCAGATTGGCAGTTAATTTTTATGACGGTAAAAAAAGCAGCATGGCAGCACAATCGGG